TTAATTCGCGACATGCCGTGTTTTACTTGGGTGTTTTGCATAGTAATCCTTGTATGAATTTGCCTGTTCTTGTGTAATATCACCACTAGCTACTAATTTAGAAAGAGTAGCAGAATCGGTTTTATTAAGCTCATAAAGCTCAGCCTGACTTTCTACAACTTTAACCACGGCAGAACCGCCAGTATCTTTTACCTTATCTTTTTGCTTAGTTAAATTAGGAACAAATAATAGTAAAAGAATACTAATAATGAGAAGAACTACTAACATTTCAATCAAGGATACTAAAAATATCTATTTTTTAAAAAAGTTTCAAAAAAGGCTTGACGTATATTTGAATATACGATATAATATATATAGAAATAAAGAAAGAAGGATAAAGAAATGGCATTTGGAACAAGAAGATATAATTCATATCGTAAACGCAATTTTAATAGAAGTGATAAACAACGTCGAGAATATGCACAAGCAATGGAAGAACTTGAACAAACATTTGAAAATCTTGAAGATTGGAATTTGTCGAGCATGAAAGATAGTGCTTATAAAGATTATGATAAATTTGAAGTTCGACTTTCAAATCATTCAGCTGATAATCAATATCATAACTTACAAGATGGTAAATTAATCATCAATATCAAAGCTAGTAAAATGAATTTTGTTTGGATTATAGAAAATAAACTTGATGCAATTCTTGAAAAGGTAAATAAGTTAGACCTTAGCAAATACAGATTTATTAATGCTACAAGTTTAGATCATGATATCAAATGTTATTACAAAAATTATAAAACAAAAAAAGATGTAATTTAATAACTGTGTAAAATCGCGAGGTAACAAAATGATTATTAATACAACACAAGTTGAGATGGTCTTGTCTAACAAGGCCATTCCTGCTTATACACTCGAGTCAGAAACTGGTATGTCTAGAGCAACTATTTCAAAATTTAGAAAAAATGAAGTAGATTTTGAAAAAATTTCTCTCAAAAATATTATGGCAATTCAAAAATGGATTGATGATGGAAATTATACATTTAGTTATGACTATAGTAATCTGATTGAAGAACTTGAAGCAGATATTAGTGAAGGATTAGTTAAAGATTACTTATTTGTTGTTCGTGGTAAATGGTTAGAAGCTATCAATACTGCTCCAATCATTGACTATTATTATTCACTTGATGATTTGCACACTTTTAGTAATAATGATACTGTTCAAAAATTAAAGACTGAACAAGTTTTAAAAGAGATGAAACATTTCAATCAATTATTTTAGTATTCAATAATTCTTTCAAAAAATAAAAACCCTACAAACTTAATGCTTGTAGGGTTTTATGTATTCTTTGACCGCTAGCATTTAACGCTTGCTAAGCGTGTAAGGAGATTTCCTCTTTTCTGTTTTTTTAGTTTTTCGCGGTCTACTTGCGATATGCTAAGCGTATATAGCCTAGCATATAATCGCGCGTGCGGTGCATAAACTTAGCTACTGTGCCAGTGTAAAGATTGCTATCATCACCTACATTCTGTTCCACGGTCTCAAAACTTCCATCTGGATTAACTCTATAGATGTATCCAGTGTGACCATAACTATAACCATAGAGCACGCTAGTATCCATAACAAACAAATCTCCCGCGCGGGGCGGTTTGCTTGCTGGCACAATCTCATATCCTGCGTTTCGTGCGCTATCTAGTAAGTCGATAGCGTTACCACTAATTGGAACGCCTACATAATTATTAGTCAAGTCTGTGTCAATGTCGACACATTGCATGCCATACTTTTGGTCAGTATCAACACCACGACCTTCCGCAGCTAAGCGCGTGTAAAGCTCGTTCGTCTGGTCTAGCGTAAGCCTTGATGTATGCGCGTTTGCGCGTGATGATACAATCAACAAACTAGCTGATAAACTCAGAATTGTTAATATTTTTTTTAGCATTATTTTCCTTTGTTAATAACTGCGATTAAACGTTGATAGTCATCTGTATCAAGGTTTAGGTCCTTAGCTCCAGCTTGTTGGAAAGCTGAGATGGTGTCTATGTGCCCAACTGCAACCGCTGAACCGTGCGTAAGCACCATATAAGGGAATTCTCCTGTTTTTTCTCTAATTGTATAGTCCATATCGTCTTCAAGTCCTTTCAAAACTTCGTCTACCGTGCTGTCGTCGTCTAACAGCACTACACTTTTATCAAGCCCGCCAGCAATCGCTGTGCTGGTGAATTGCCACCATCTAGCCCCGTCAATGCTTGGGAATATTGACCAAACAGGGTCAGGCGTCACCGAATAGCTTGGATAAGCCGCTATCCAAGTGCTATTTGGATACTTGGCGTTTAACTGGTCGTGATAGATGTTCTCCAGCGTAAACGGTCTATAGCTGTAATAAATAGGCTTATAGCCCGCATTTGCAATTGCGTCCATAAACGCTAATACAGCGTTAGTGTTTGCTTGCTTATTTCCGCTTGCGGAGTCCTCGTAATCGCAGACTAAATATTTGACATCAGTCTTAGCAAGTGTACTCAAGAAGAAGTTTGCTTCTGCTTGTGCTTGCGCTACAGAGCCGCCAAATCTAGCAAAGTGATAAAAGCCAACACAATCGCTGGTTGCGACTTGACTAGGAGCGCTGGTGTTGTAATATCCAGTTGACTCAGTAAGTTTGATTATTGTCTTGTTAGTTCCAGAAGCAGAGCAGACCCCGCGGGCGTCTGCTGGCTGGAAACTGCTGATGTCTAAAAAATAGTCACCTTTTTTTAACGAGGTCATAAAATCACCTCTTTTATTTTAAAATTTCGTTAGCAGATGGTACTTCTGTGCTTGGTTCCACTACTGCTGTTTCGGTCGTTTCTGCCGGTGCTGTAGTTGTTTCTGCTGGTTTAGCTGGTGCAACAGCAGTAAATTTTACAACAGTTCCGCGAGAATTTTCGTCTTTAAGCGAATTTACGGCAGACTCAATTAAATCACTGATTTGTTGGTCTGTGACTTGTAGATTAAGCTTAGATTTGTTTACATAATCAGCTAAACGTTTAGTAGCGAGTTTCTTCTTGTCGCTAGGCAACAAATTACGTTGTTGTTCTACAGCGAGTACGACACGTTCAGCATAGCTTTCTAACAGTTGCACGCGTTTATTTGCTGTGTGTGCTTTTGCAAAGCGTAAAACTTGCACTAATAAAGGACTCAAGAGTCCTATAATTAAAACAATGTCTGTTGCTGTAGTTACTAAGCTGTCAATTAATTGTGTATTCATATTTTCTTTATCCTCTCGTCTATTTTTTCGATTTTTTTGGTTAATTCATCCATCTGAACAGTCAAACGGATTAATGCTTGGTTTTGAATATCATGATTATCCAGTCGCTTTTTGCACTCTTCAAGAGCAATATTTTGCTGTTTGTTTTCTTCTTCAATTATCGTTAAGCGTTTTTCAGCATTAGCGACGCGGTTTTGAAAAAAAGTTGTAAAAGTCAGCAAAGCAACTAAAGCGCTGATAATCATACTAATAACTTCTGGTTTGAACAAATCATAAATCCCCCGTATTAAAAGTAAGTTCCATCATAATCACTGCCCCAAAGTTGATCTGCATACTCTGTGTTATCAACTAAAGTATTGACTTGACCAGCTTTTATTGACTTGTTTAAATAAAAAAGTCCATAATTATCATCATACTTTTCCCAAACGATTTTGCCTGTACCAAAATCATCAGCCTTTGAAAAAGCTGGTAGCAATTGTACAAACGTTTTTTTATCAGGAAAATCGCTGACAAAACAGATTTTTTTTGCAAGTTCTTGTTGTACTGAAGTCAAGCCGTTGATATTAGTATTAAGAGTCAAGCGCGTCATAGTGCGTTGATCAACCCAATTTTTGGATTTTAAAGTTTCCAAAATTTGATTATTAGTCTTATAATCGTCCGCTTGCGTAAAATCACCTTGCACAGCGATTTTTCCGCTGATTTCGTCGTCTGAAAAATCAACTAATGTAAATGTCAGTTCTTGACCGTCAACATTGACCTTGTTGATTAATTTATTACCAATTTTTAACATAATTTCACCCCCTTTCAATTTCTAATAAAGGTTATATGTTATTTGCGTTCTGAAGTACCAACCGCGCCTGAAATAGCCGTAAACTGTTCCATCATTTTGAATAAAAACAGGACAACCCTCTGAGACTGTGGACCACCTTTGGAGCGAGAAATTGATCTCTTCTTTTTTTGGCCTAAAATTTCCGGGGATTTTACCTAAATCTATACGTCCGTCCCGGTTGCTGTTAAAATCAAAGTTGACATAGACTATATCGCCTTTTTTAATAAAAACAGCTTCTTTGATGTCTGTAAACTTTTCGATTTCTTCTTTCGGTTGCGGTGTTGGCGTTTCGGGCGCTTTTGCCATATCTAAAATATTTTTGCCGTTTAGATAAAAGCCACCAGTTGACTCAATGGATCCATCTGGCAAGCTGTTGTCAGTGATTTTCCCGACTGCAAAGCGCTTATGCTTATCATAGCTATATGCATAATTGTTAGCGATTAATAGATTAGTTGTGACTACTTGCGTGAGAAAGTTGTCACTCAGAGTTGCTTCAATTATGTAATTTTTAGCCTCGTCAAAATTTGCACTCATATTAGCGTCTGAGTTGACCAGCTGTGCTATGTCTGTCCAGCTACCGCCTGCTCCGGTGTCCTCTAAATAATCATTAGAACCAGAGACAGCGTATCTAAACGATAGCTTAGCTGTATTATGCTGTTTGTCATTAATTGCAAGCGGTGCGACTGATATATTGCGCGTTATCGTTGCAGTTGTGTTCGTTTCGCCGCTTCGTCTAGCGCTAATTTTTAGTGCTGGCTGATGATATTCCAGTACATGTATAGTCTTAGTGATTGTGTCCGATTGCATCCCTCGCGAGTCAGTAACATAAGCTTGTACCTCAAAATTTCCTGCCGTGTCTAAAATCGACGGCGTGTCAGTCAATGCTATACTGTCTTTAACCCGGCAAGTGAAGCTCCTAATCGTGCTTCCTTTGTAGCCTTCTGCCGTCTTGGCACTTGCGGTGACTTGACTGAAGTTTTGTACAAAATAATCTTTATCCAGCCCACACGCTAACGTCTTAGCATTATTTTCTGTTAATTCAAACTCATGTAATACAGGTTTTGCGCTTGCTGGAACGCTTGCTGTTATCGTGTTTGTGCGAGTACCTATCAAATTTCCGTTTAAAAATGTGTCACAATAAAACGTGATTTGGGCGTTTGGTCTCTCTGTTACGTGCTCCAAAAATTCTAGCGGTACAGTCCAGTTTTGATTGCCTGTTACGTCCTTGACAATATAGCCCTCGTCATGGTCATAGCTGTATCTAATATCGTGCCTGAAGTCTTGTGCGTTTTGCGAGATGGCAAGCTGTATGTTATCGCCAAAAAAGCAATCATGCGCCAAAATATTATCAGGTCGTGGAATATCTAAAAGTTTCAAACCGCCTGTAACTTGCGCTTCATTATAGCGTTTATCATCTAACGAGATTTTGAAAGAATATCCAACTGTGTAAGTACCATCATCATTATGACCAATCACGTACTCGCGAGCAAAGACTAGTACAGAGTTTGAACGTTTGATTTCAACAGGTGCTTTTTCGATTGCTCCGCCACCGTTGATATTAATAGTCATTGTCGCACCAGTGACAACTGGCTGAACGCCAGCGTTGGTATTAATGACTGCAGTCAATCGCACTGTAGAAGTGTTGTTTGCAATATCTTGCGATATTTCCACACAATCGACCGATAAACTGGCATATTTTCCAAGCGGATAACCGCCAAAAAAAACCCAACTATTAGCCATCTAAGCCCCCCCCACATAAACTACTGCATTTTTGCTGTTGTCGTTTCTATATTCCATTTCCATAAAATTACCAATCTGTAGAGTCTGCGTGAACATACCATTTGCAATATGTATCATGCCCTGCGAGATATACATGACTTCTTGACCAGCCGAATACATGCTAATTCTGTCATTGCTGAAGCGCGCGCTTGCTGTCCCGTCGTTTTTAGCAATAACCAAGCCGTCGTCGCTTGCGCTTATATAGTCAGTCAAAAAGTCAAATCTCGCTTGTGTGTCTTTTAAATCTTTTTGCACTGATATTACGCGGTTAGAAGCGTCTACTAGTTGCCTTTGCGATTGTCTGCGTGACTCTGCATCTGATTTTACATACGCATTATACGCATTAATCCAATCTTGCACGGTCGCCAAGCTTGCTTTTGCTTGCAATTCTTGCTGTGCGACTGATTGCGCGTCTGCGATTTGCTGTATGCGTTGTTTGTTAGTCTCGTCCGCCAAGTCTAAATCTTGCAGTTTATCAAGTGTTTTCTTACTATCTAGCGCTATCCACTTGTAATCAGCGGGATTTTGTGACTGTGTATCATCAGTGCTTGAGTAAGTACCTAAATAACGCTTAGTATTATCAGTTAAGCTAAAGCCTGTGCCTTGTGCGTCGTCTGCATAAGCGATATAAAAGTGAGATGATTGTCCATCTCTGACTTTTGCGAGCGACACGTAAGCACGCGCTTTAACATCATCATCTATTATCAGTCGACACTCTACATTTGCTGTGTTGTCAAAATCAGTGTATTTAATCATTTGCATTGGCAGATTGCCGATTTCTTTATCGTTTAACAGCCACTTGTAAGACCCACGCACAATTTGATTATTACGTGTAGCGTTAGCAGTTAACACAGCAGAGCCGTTTTCTTTAAGTAACAGACTGCTATCAGTGCTTACGTTTAGCACATAAGGCGCGTTATTGCGTGCAATCTCTTTTGATTTTTCTAGCAGTGTAGTTGTAATTGTTTTGTTTCGATTAACAACATTAACCACAACAACAGTAATTGTCGTTGGATTGGTTATGCTCTTTTCGAGCTCTGAGATGGTCAGAGACCAAATCCCGCCGTTTGAAAACATATCCGAAACGTCAACACGTATTCTGTCACCCGTTTTCAAAGTTTTAGTTTTGTCAGTGATAGCAAGTGTTAGAGTTAGCGTTATTACTGGATAAGCATGTTGCTTCAAGAACCTGTGCGCATAAGCAAGCAAGTCTGCTTCCGTTTGGTACTCAGTAGTGCCAACATAGCTAGTCCAATCGTCCTGGCCTGTTGTATTTAGGGCGTATTTATTCTTGGCGAGCGGTGCATCAACTGCATTAGAACCTTTGCGAGTGTAAAATTCGATAACACCGTCGCTATTTTTCCACTCTTGCTCTTGGTTAGTCAGGTCAAAAGGCGTTTCTTTTTCTTCTTTTGATTTTGGATCCGTCGATTTCTTTACGCCACTCAAAAAAACACGGTTGTACATTTCATCTTTTGAAGTCGCGTATTCTATATCTTTAAAATCTTCTTTGGTAAACAGGATATCTTCTCTATACGTGCCTCTATAGCCCTCTTTGAGGCTGTCATAGATATTAATGACTAGCGTATTATCTTTGTCTGTTTTTAATTCAAATTCACAGTCAAATTCACTGGCGACTGTTTGCAGTCTGGAAATTTTAGTTCCTGTATCTTCAAAGCTGATTGTCCTGCGTCTGTCTTTGATTTCGTTGATATTAATCCTGTTCTTGACTCCTTTAAAAGTCAGCAGGTTCCAAATGTAGTTATCCACAGGGACACTATTAGTGTTTATCCATGGAGCGTTAACCTCACTCAAGACCTCTAGAGACAAGTTATTACATGAGACTTTAATCTCAGTCAAAGTTTCTGAGTAGTCGTAAATGTAAAACTTTTGATATTGACCGTTTATCATAGCTTCAAAACGGCTTGCGTCGCTTATCAGCTCTATGCCATCAACTAGCTTGCCATCTTTTAATTTTGGAATTGTAAAATCAAAAGTAACTGCGTTAGTCTTGAGATACTCATGATAAGTATCATCTTTAAACGTGAGCCCGTCTGTTGCTTCGCTGTCAATTAACGCTATACATGTATTTGTGTTGTCTAAAAGTTTAATTATCATATGTACGCTCGTTCTCTATACTCAATGCTGATTTCCGGGTCTTTGTTTATCCACTCGCTAAAATTCAAATCTAGTGTTTTTGTATCTTTATCAAAGTAGATGAAGTTAGAGCCGTCAGCCACGTCTGAAATAGATTTAATCCCATCAATTTCAACATCTCTAGTCGTGTTGTCTAGTGTGACTGTGGAATTAGCGCTAAAGAAGTTTTTGCGGTCGCTCAATAGTTCTGCGTCTGAACGCTGAAACTGAAGCGCCGAAACGTAAGCATGAGTCACCATTTCTTGATTTCCGTATGACTCAATTATCAAGTGAAGCTTAGTAGCTCTGCGCCCTGCAAATTCTGGTACATTGAAGCGCACCCAACCGCCAAACCAATAGAAGCCTATATTGTTTCCCTCACGTCTGATTTCAGACCAACCACGCGGAGCGTTGAATTGATTTTCATTATCTCTGTCTGATGGTTTGAAGTAACGTAAATCTAATAAAAAGTAAGTCCCATCAGGCTTAGAACCAATGAACTTGTAAGGAGTCACAAAGTTACGCGAGTTCTTAAGTGTTTCTACTCCATACAGTAGTTTTCCGTTTTGGTCCGAAAACAAAAGCTTAACAGCTCCCATCTGGTTGAGTCGTCCTGCCCAGAACGTTTCGCGCCACCAAAAACGCTCTGATTTCGTGTCTGGCTCGTCGCCCAAGTCAAAAGTGGCACTAGCGCGACCTGAACCGTTTAAATAAATGTTCTTGCGCCCGAATTGGTCATTGACTGCAAGATTGCCATTGTAAGTCGCTTCGTTTGGAAGTGTGTTAATAGCGACATTCTTAGCTGCGTTATTAAACGCAGTAACTAGCGAGTCATCAGTACGAGCGTCTAAGATTGTATTAATACGATTGTCATACGCCTTTTCGTTTCCGATTGCAAACACTGACTTGTCAGTCGCGAGACCTAGATAGCCATTTTCATCAATATTTTTAATCTTTATTACTGGCTCTGTTTTTGCTTGCGGTGCTTTCTTCAGCTCTACTGTGTAGTGATTGTCTTTTTTGGTAATCGTCCCATAATCGCTATCGTGACCATATTCAATTTTCTTGACGTCAGAACTATACGCTCTAGCGTCATCAAAAGTAAAGGTTACAGTACCATTTCCCACAGGTGCCGACTCTTCCAGCGATATCGTGGGAGAAAATGCAGAATTAGCACGACCTAACCAATACCAGGTAAGATTATCGCCAAATTGTATTTTTTGGGTCTTCTTAGAAAAGACTATCTTATTGATTTTTATTGTCGCTTCTGTAATAAAGTCAATAGATCCATACAAAACGATAGTAACAACTCTTGAACTGCTTCCTATCGTTTCATAAATAAGCCTCTGTCCATCTGAAAATGGTGAAGTATCATCATAGTTAACATTTGCTTCTATAGAACTAAAAACTGGTAGATTAGTAATTCTAATCTCACCAGTTAAGTCCGCTAGATAATCAGATAATTTAATATCATCAATGATAATATCAACTCCAACATATTTTACCAATTTATCATCTTCTTTCTAAATAAGACCATTAAGTAACTGTTCACGTTTTGAATAATCATTATTTGCTTTAGTAGAATATTTCGCTAAAGCCTCTGCAAAACTTTTGCCATCAAGATTTACATCAGCGACTACAGATTTAGATTGGCCAGCAACTAAAGCAGCTAATAATGAAACCATGTTGTCTACTTTCTCAAGTAATTTATCTATTTTGTTATCATTATTGTCATTATCAGTCTTTTTACGTTTAATCTTATCAGGATCATCATCAGTAAATTCACTAACAATGTCTTTAACTAATTTCCAACCTCGATTGCGCTTAGCTTTATCTGTTGGAATAATATACTCTGCCATACCACCTTCTGCCAGTGGATAAAGACCTTCTTTAGAAACCTTACCGCCGTTAACATAACCGTATGCTGCAACTCGGTTAAACGCTGCGTCATCTGTTCCGTATCTATGCTTAATATAGTTAATTGCTGCTAACAGGTTATCATAACCATTCCTGATATTATGATGACCGCTATGTGCATATGCGTCAAACGTTGGCTGGATAGTCTGCATCAATCCAATTGACGGGTGCCCTGCTGCCGCATTACTGTCCCAGTTATTTTGCACATTTGGATCACCATTACTTTCCCGCTGGATAGTCGATAAGATTTTACTTACGCGGAAAGCTGTTGGGTCAATGCCGTTAGCTTTCAGAGCTTTAACGACACTAGAGCGCCATCGTTCAACACCAGAGCCTTGCGGTCCGTCTTCTCCGCCTGACTCAGGGTCTGCTAAGTGCTCTTTAATCCAGTCAAACATCTTACCGACTTGCCCTTTGATAAGCTTTCTTAGTGGGCTGTCTGCTTTAACGTCTGCTTTGGTCTCGCCGTCTTTATTATCACTTCCGCTCTTAACTCCGAAATCTAGATAAGTAGAAGCAGAGGAAATAGGTCTGTTGTTGTATTGGTGATATTGCCCATTTCCCATCCAGTTATATTCTTCACCGTCCATAGTATCGCCGTGAGTAGCGGTTACAAAGCTAACGTGATTTGAGCTGACAGGACCGCCCGTATAGACTGCAACCGTGCCGGGTTTTGGTCTGCTTAGGTGCGGTACTCTAGCGGCGCCCCATTGGTTACCATTTCCGAGGTGACTAAACAATCCAGGGTTAACGCCTAGATTAGCCAAACGGCTGGCAACAAAGGAAACACACTCCCTAAAGAAGTAACCCCAAGGGTCAGCTCCTGCGTCTTTAGCTTTGTCTTTAAAGCGGTAATCGTCGCCTTTAGCTCCCATAGCCACACTAGAACCTGCTTCTTCCATAGCTTCCTTAGCCATAGTCCACATAGTAGACCAGTGTTTTTCGCTCGGGTCAAATACTTTCTTGACCATGCCGTTAATGATAGTTGAGAAACTTCCAGCTAATCCCTTGACTGATTTTGGAATTTCTTTATCAATACCACTGCCAGAAGAAGCCTTTTCGATAAATTCCTTGGCTTTCTTCTTCGCGTCGCTGTCTTCATCTTGTTTAATGGTCTTGCCAAACCACGGATAAGAACCGTGTTTAATTGCTTCAACTAGGCTAGGAAAGAAGCCAGTGCCTGAAGCATATGGCATGGCTTGACCAAACAACTCCGCAGTTTCTTTTGCGTTTAAAACTTCTGTACCAGCAGGGAGAATGGTTTTGAAGTTGCGTTCTTTTGGAACAAATGCTTGTCCGTTTGGCATGATGACTAGCTCTCGGTTGTCAGTCTCAGGGCTATCATTGCCGTCGTTTAGCATTGCGTATGTAGGCTTATCAATTGGTCGTCTGAAATTGTTGAAGAAACCAGTACCTGAAGCAAATTTAGCGGGACTGATAGTCTTGATAGCGTTCTTGCTTCCGCCAAAGCTTGAAATCAAGCTGTTGATTGAGTTGACTCCTTGATTAAGTACATCAATCATGCTGTTAATTCCACGACCTGTGGAGTTTTTCATGCTCTTCCAAAAGTTAGAATAGTTAGAAGAAACATTATCAAAAGTAGATTTAAAGTTACTCTTGATTTGATTGTTACTGTTGAAAATAGCGTTCTTAATCGTCTTACCAAAAATGCTATCAGTGTTAGATTGCATGTTCCGTAAGCGATTGACTACATGATTAGCTATCCTGTTCCATGTTGCTTCAAAATCCCTTTGAATGCGGTTCAGCAGATTATCAGTAGTCTTCTGAAGCTTGCTAGTATTCTTTTCAAGTGTCTTGTACCACTTACCACCAGAATTGACCAGCTTTTGAATTTTGGAAATGCTAGCTTTTGTTTGCTTAAATGCTCCGTCTGTTTTATTTTTTGCATTCTTTGCAAATGCGTCAAAAATTTTCTTATAATTCTTATCAAAGGATTTTAGCTGTTTATCCACAGCCTTCATCACTTTACTTATTGCGCGTTGGCCGGCCTTTACTTGCTTTTCTGCGTTCTTAAACGCTTTTTGTGCGTTCTTTGGTAAATCTGCAAAAGTCTTCTTGCTTGATTTCTGCAAAGTCTGCAATTGCTTTTGCGTATTCTTAATCATCTTCTGAATGTCTTTTTGCGTCTGCTTAGACATTTTGGAAGTTTGCTTTTTAGCTTCTTTTTGCGAGCCCCCAAAAGCTTTTGAAACCAGCTTTTGCATACCGCTGAAGCCCTTGCCGACGGTCTTACCAACACTACCAGCAAATTCCCCAACACCTTTCAGTGCTCCACTTACAAAACCGCCAATAGACTTGCCAGCTTTTGCAGCCATACTTGCTGCGCCTTTAATAACCCCACCAGTAAATTTACCAAAAGATCCAAGCGCTTTGCCTGCACCTTTAATTAATCCGCCTAAACCATGTTTGTTAAAGCCGTCCAGCGCAGAGAGTGCGATTTTGAAAGGCAAGACAACTAAAGCGCCAATTAGTTTGAGAGGTGCAAATGCAACTTGTAGTGTTTTACTGATTAAACCTGTTTCTTTATTGAACTTAATTACAGAAGAAATCGCTCCGCCAACTGCTTTGCCAACATTACCAATGAAATCAACAACTGGTTTGAAGAACTCTGCTATGCCTTTAGCAGTTTTATTGATCCAATCTCTGAATTTTTTGTTTTTCTTGTAGAGAACAGTCAAAGCCACACCTACAGTGGTTATTGCTGTTAATGCTATTCCAAAAGGATTAGTATTCATTGCAAGTTTAATTGCGTTAAATGCTGTTGGAATACGATACAAACCTCTTACCAATGCACCTATTCCTGATACAACTTTAGTTCCGACAAAGTAACTAGCAAAGATTACTCCAATTGTTTTTATTGCTTCTTTGTGACTAGCGACTTCTTTCATGCCGTCTGACAAGGTTTTTATTGGCTTTTGTGCACTTTTAGAGTGTTTAAAGATAGCATTAAAACCATCACTAATGCCGTTGATTACTGTTTTAGCTGTATCCCAAACACCTTCACCAAAAGCTTTTGCAATACTTATAACACTAGAACTTATTCCGCCAATTTCTTTGCGATTTTTAAGTAGATATTCAAAAACATTACTTACAGCTTCTAGTCCTTTTGCGCTAATTTTGCCAAGTGAAGTGCCTAATCTGTCAAAGATTTGAGGGTCAAATTGTTGTGTCAATTTACCTAAAGACTTTTGAGCAGTTTCGAAAATTGGAGTAGCAAAAGATTTTTCTAAACCTTGCCAACTCTTCTTTAGATAATCAACAATTCCGCGAGTACTAGTTTTGTATTCTTGACCACTTGCGAGGAAACGTTTTGAGTTATTACTCATAAGTTCATTGAACTTATCGGAAGTTATTTTTCCGTCTTCAACCATTTTTTTGAAGTTTTCGGTTGTTGTTCCGGCCATTTTAGCAAATGCTGAAGTTACTCCAGGAGTTGATTTCTCCATTCTAGCTAATACACCAGCTGATAATTTTCCAGCTGAATATATTTTTGTAAAACTTCCAGACAAATTGTTAGCTTGTTCATCATTAAGTTTTAAATCATTAGCAAGAACTCCAAAACCTTTAACAATCGCTTGTGTTTTACTAGCGCTTCCTGTCATTGACATAAAGCGTTCAGTTAAGCTTTTTGCAGTTGCCCCAGATAAAGCAGTATTCATCTTGAGGTCGCCCATAGCATAACTCAAAATAGAGATTTGTTGTTTAGTATAACCAAGAGCAGTCAATCTCTCTTTTGTTTCATTACTCGCTTTAGCTAATTCAAATCCTTTAGTAGCAACATCTTTTATTTTGTTTCCAATATTTGAAATTCCATTAGCGATAATGTTACCTTTAACAAAATCCCAAGTTCTTGAATTGATTTTACTTGTCTTTTTTAATTCATCATTTGTTTCACTAATTTTCTTCTTGAGTCTTCCAAAAAGGCTTGGATCTGTTTGCTTTAGCTCTTTATTAAAACTATCAGCGTCTTTTTTTGCATTGGCTAAACTTGTTGCTGTAGCATTTACACGTTTTTGTTGATTATGGAAAGCTTCGGATGTTTCTCCACTAGCCTTCCGTATTTTCTCTAGCTCTTGAACCTGTTTGGTGTATTGAGTGTTTAAACTTTCAATGTTTTCTTTAGATTGTCTATACTGTTCTTTTAAAGCACTTCTTTCTTTTCCCTCAGCTGTCAAACGCTGTACTAAACTTTGGGACAATTCATTGTTTTTTCTATACTCAGATTGTAAATCAGCTAAACCAGATTTTTGATAATCCATGCTCTCTTTAGCTTTTCTTTGCTGAGTTTCTAAGCTAGCAAGTTTTGCTGTTGCTTGATTAATTTGATTTTCGTACTTTAAATACTTCTCGCTGTTAACTTGAGTACCTTTGCCAAGTTCTTCCTGCTCTCTTTTTAAAGCTTCAATTTTTGATTTTTGAATTTCAATAGAACGTCCTAAACCTTCATATTTTGCCTCAGCCGCTTGGAGATAGTTGCCAGACTCTCTTAATTGAGCTTCTTGTACTTTCCACGCACTGGTCATTGAACTAACAGCTTGAGTAAGCCCTCGGATAGATGACTGAGCTTCTACTGTATCAAGAGCAATTTTAGTACTCATTACATTTGATATTGTAGCCATTCTTCTCCTTTCTATCCTAACGTTGTTGGATCAACTGGCATATCTTCTTCACTCTTTGCTTGCATGATTTCAACAAGTTCATAAAAATCAGTCTCCATAAAATCATTGACTGACCAATGAAACTCTTGAATTGCTTGACGAGCAAAGCGCTTCATGTCTTCTACTTTTCGTTCCATTTCAAAGACTTGTTCATGCCAATTTATTTGCTTTCTAAACCCTCGTTTTTTTCTTTCTCCTGTCTTTCTTTAAGCTTCTTATAATCTTCTTCTGAAAGTCCGTAAAGGCGGAAATAAACAAAATCTGATAATTTAAATAATTCTTTGTCGTCATACTGTTCTTCCAAAATTTTCTTTTGTTCTTCGTCTAGTCCAAAAATTTTAGTTAAACAATCGATTGTTTTTTGAGTTAAATTTATTGTTGTTTCAAATTGTAAGATTGCATTTTCTGGTTCTTCTTCCAATTTTGCATTCTCTTTAGCAATTTCTAACTGCAACTTATTAATATCCATCACGTTACGATTGCTAGCTAAAATATTAAACTGTTTTTTGGATAACTTTGGTTCTTTAATTTTAATAATTCTCATTTTTTAACTTCTCCAAAAGTAAAAGCCCCAAAATATATTTTTTGAGGCAATTATTCTAATTATTGATGCGCTTCTTCCGTACCACCAGCAACATGAGGCTGAGGCGTTACACCACTAGCTGTGTATCCAGGGAATACAATTTCCATCATAGCATTTTTATCAAATTTACTATCATAAGTGATAAATTTCTTATATGTTGGTGCAACATCATTTTCTTTGTTTTTAAAACGGTCACAACCATTAGCGGCATATGTAAGATTATCAATAGCGCGGTTTTGAATAGTATCTGTGTTTGACTCGTTATTGCGAGTTGTTTCTTGAACCATACCATCTCCAAATCCAAAATATACAGAATTTGAATAGTCTATTGTAGGACTTTCTAAAAGCAATACTACAATAGGCTTTTCACCACTAACGACATAACCGCCTTTACCATCACTAACTTCTCCTAAAAGTTTTGCTTTAATAATTTCATTAAAATTATTAATCGCTAAAGCCACTTGAGTAGCCGCAGGATTACTATAAGATTGTTGAATTTTATTGTTACCAGCAATTTTTACAATCGAGCCTTCAAGACCAGTAATATTTGCTGTTTTAGTACCTAAAAATTCATCACCAATTTCTAAAATACCTGACTCTGATAAGCCGTTTTCTCCTTTAATTAATTTTTTAGTTTTACGGTCTAAAAGACCAAATGTAATCATTTTTAAACCAACTGTTGCCATATTTTTTTAAAAATCCTTTCGTTTTTTTAGATAAATGACCCAAGTTAATTGTTCTGTGTCTGGATCATAAGTTTTTGCTTTAATCTCTGTTATATTCCAATGATTTTTAAAAAAAGCCTTTAAAATCTTCTTTTCAAAATCAGAAAGATTGTAACTTATTTTCAGCTTATGGAAAATTTGTAATTCTATTAAATCTTCCCGTGAATAAAAAATATTATTACCAAAATCAGAAAGAGCAGTGCTTACATCTGTAATTAAAGCAACTGTCTTATCGGTATTTTCTTGAATTTCTCTTGGCAAATTAACTGTATAAACAGCATCTAAACCATCAACAGACAAATTTTCTAAAAGTTTTTTTGCTTCAATTATTGATTGCATTACCTCTCCTTTCAATTATTTGGTCATAAATTTCTTTTTCTGCTTCAAAGACTTTTTGTTTGACTTCATCTGAATTTTGTAGATTTGTAACAAAGTGGTCAGCTTTTATCTTTTTAGTGCCATCATTTAAAAACATGGCGTTATTTGCGTGATAATGATTTTCCCACCCTACAGTAGCGACGCCGCCATTATTACCTTTCGTTTGAACTGTAATATTATCTGCCATGTGACCGTAAATGGGGTCTTTATGCTTAGAGTAGTGTTTTTCGCGCGTTTCTTTTTCTAAACGTCCTCTAAACACTTCTGCACCTGCACTGGTGATTTTTTCTTTCTCAGAAAGACTTAAGTCACTAATATTCTGAACAGTATTAAGCCAATTATTAATTTCCTTTTCAAAATCCATATCACTTAACCTTCTTGTTCTTTCGTATAGTCAATGTATCGTAACGATTAACAGCTAAGCTTGTATCACTTGATACAGACACAATATCATAGATAATTCCTGCCATTTTACATTTGATAGAGTCATTCACTTTTGCATTATGTCTAATAATAATCGTTATTGTATCAAGCATTCCAGCTTGTTGAGCTTGATAAGTTTGATATAAGGAACGTGTATTTACTTTAGCATGACAATTAAACTGGCCAATAAATTCTTGATAGTTAATTCCAGTGTTCTCATCTAAAACACTTTTAACTGTTCCAAATTCAATTTTCTGGTTAAATTGCGCAGGTGAAATAACTTTACCCATTAGTTTCACCTTCTTCTAAAAACAAAGCATATTTTCCTCTTAGCTGACCAATGATGCTGTTTAAAGTTAAATCTACAGAATAGTTCTGAGTGTCAGCTAAAGAAATTCTGTAAGTGTAATAACTGCCAGCTAATGAGATAATCGCCACATTTAATAAAGATGTAATTTCTTCTCGAGCATAAAATTTATCTGACTTGTCCTCGCCAATTGCATTTTTTATAAATATTTCCGCAGCTTTTATATATGCGGAAATCAAGCTGTCATCATCATCACCGTCAAGATTTAACGCTTTTTTTACATCATCTTTAGTAACACTCATAATTCACTCCTATTCTAAATTAAACCTGTGCTCCTGTTTTGAGATTTGCTTGTTGGTCTGCAATTGTCTTAAATGAAGCGGCCACAAATGACTCGCTATCTGTACTTTCTACATCAAAGCGGTCGATAACTCGTAACTTAGTTTGGTCTAAACCAAATGCATTGCCAGCAACACTAGAAGCTTCAATTGACATATTTTCACGGTCAAAAAGTGTTACTGCCTGTCTCAAATCCCCAAAATATAATGGGTGAGAACCTGCATTATCAGCCAACCAACGGTCTGCAATTTCAACAACTGGTTTTCCTTCGATTACATATTTTTCTGGTTGTGATGGGTCTCTTTGTAATAAATAGTCTCCCATTGCATTTTTTACTTTAGCAAGAACAGCTAATCCAGAAGTATTTGTCATAAAGAAAGAAGTAGAGCGAATGGCAGGATCCACACCTGTCAAAGCAAGGTCTTTTACATCATCAAACTTAGCGATTGTCGGTTTCTTTGGAAGTGCTGCGATTTTATCTAAAATATCCTTGTTACGAGTAACAACAACTTTCTTAGCTACCCATGAAGTGAGCCAAGCTAAAATATTTTCAGCTGTATCTTTAAGCAAACTATTAGTTGCTGTTAGCATTCCTGCATGACGTTTAATAGCATACTTAACAAGAGATAATTTAGGTGCGTCAACATCTGAGATTTCAGTATTTTCATCTTCAAGATTTGCAAGAGGTGTAATGTCTGACCATTTTTCATAAACGCGAGAACCAGAAGCAGTAGTTACTGACTCAACAGTTACATACTCTTGCAATGAATTATATTGACGAATTAAAGCATGAATTGCTGTTTGAATATCTTTTGGAATTGTAAGACCAGCATTAGTGCCATCATCTTCCTTAGAACCAACAGCAGCATTACGATAAGTTCCATTTAAAAGATTTTTAAAGTCTTTAATAAAACTATCTTTAGCAACTTCTTCTTTATTTGATAAAGGTTTTACGTCCTTTTCGTCCATTGCAACAACTGCTTGCGCGCGTGCTTCGATCAATTGTTCTTTCAGCGCATCACGACGTACTTTAACATTATCACGCTGATTTTTAAGTTTTTCAAATGCTTCTACTGAAAAGTTATCATCACTTAAAGCGTTATTGATTTGCTCGTTAAAGTCTTCTACCTTGTGTCCAGCTTCAACCCACAGAGCATTTAGAGTGTTAACATCAATTGGTTTTGTCATTAATTTTTCTCCTTTTTGCCTAATAAAATAGCCAGTTTATGTTCTCTTAATGAGTTCTTAAACTGACTTGATTGTTTATTTAATTTTTCTTTTGCAACCAAATTTCTAAATTTATTGATTGCTGTCTTGCTTGGTAAAACGTGCATAGCATTTTCAAATGTCGGCTCGTCATCTGACTCATCAAACATGATTTCATCTGCAAAGCCTTTGTCAACTGCCACTTTTGCATTCATCCAAGTCTCATTTGACATAAGTTGTAAGATATCCGTCTGGTTCATACCTGTCTTGAGTTCATAAGCCGCAGCAATTGACTCATCAATACCATTTAATACATCTGACTCATGTTCTAAGTCATCTGAATTGCCATAGGTCGTGACAGAAGCCTTATGGATCATCATTTGACTTGTTGGTGACATTCTAACTGTATTACCAGCCATTGCGATTACTGACGCTGCACTTGCTGCTAAACCTTGAATGTTTACAACAATATTTTTTTCACTATCTTTTAGCATAGTGTAAATTTCACTTGCTGCAAAAACATCACCGCCGTTAGAAGCTATATTTAGCGTGATTTCATCATCTTCATCATTTGCAATAGCTTGTTGAATTTTACCTGGATATGTACTAGACATTCCAAACCATTCATAAAATTCACCAACATCATTTGAAACAACATCTCCTTTAATGTCAATCTGTCCCATTGTCCTCACCCCCTTTCATTGCATGATTAGGATTAGAAGACTCTGGTAAATTTTGCGGTAAAATTTCCGCTTGTTGAAGCATATATAATCCTTGGTTCTGAGCAACTGTCCCATTTTTGACTAGTTCATTAATGCGTTTAATATATGTTGAACCTGTCGGATCAACCGCTGGGAATAAATCTGTATCGATATCATCACCAAGCTTATAAGTTAATTCACTAACAAATGGGCGTATATACCGACTAACTGCGTTTGCATACATACCTGATATCATTTCAATTGATGATTGCTGGTCTCCTTGACCGCCTAAATAACTATCAGGAATACCGTAAACTTTAGCGAACTGTTTACTTGTCCAATCAGTTTGACTAAGTAACTGTGCTATATTTGATTTGATTTCAAGCGGTGTAAAGTCTTCTAAATCATCAAGAACCAAAGGTCCGCCCTGCATTTGTCGCATAGCTCCTCTAGACCGTGACATTTTTGTTTTTTCATCTAGCAAGCCACCACCTTTAACTTTCAAAATACCATTAGCATTTAAAGCATTTTTGAGCGCACTTAAGGTTAATCTATCACTAGCTTTTTGAATATTGATTTCTCGATTTAACGCATCAAGCGGACTTACTCCAGTCTTTCCGCCATCAACTGACAATAACCTGAAATGTAAAACATCACTTTGTGGTACATAAAGCTTTGTTGCAATTTTTGGATCTTCGAATGAAATATTATAATAGAGTCCATTTTCATACTCAAAACGATTAACTGTAACTTGCGACGGTCTAATAAATTCCCATTTAATATCGCGTCCGTTTTCATTGCGCCACCGATAAGCAAACGCCTCTCCACTTAATAGCAATTGAGCAAAGATGGATTGGTAAAAACCATGTCTACTCGCATTTGTGCTCGGATTATCTAAAATGCCTTGTGTCTGCTTTTTCTTAGCAGTCAATTTAACTGTTGCCAAGTCACTAGACAACTGATTAATAACAGTAAACAAATCAGAATTCTGTAAAGCTGTTTTTGCTGATACCCACTCAGTAGAATTTAAATTAGTTTGTAAAAAATCATAATCTTCTATGCTAAAAAGTTGTTGTTTAGGTGGACTCTCTGTTGATTGATTTATAAAATTAAATACTGGCAAATAACTTCACCCCCTCTCTAACCATCACTGTTATGAGCGATTATTTCAGATAATAAACCAATTAAAATAAATGTGATGGTTAAACAAATACCAAACGCCAGCCAACCAACAAAATACATTGTCACATTAATTGTTATCGCAGCAGATAAAAACATAATCACATCAAAAAAAGCCCATAATAGGCTAAAAAAACGTTTAAAAATCATCATAATCATAAAAATCTTTCTCTAAAAGTCCACTATCTGGATTATTAAACCAATCCAAAACAGCTTGTTGACTCATGTGTTCAACTTGATAAGTTTTATCATTTGCCAATCCATAATCTTCATAGTGATACATAGCTTGATACATTCCATCAATTAAAGCGTCAACAACATCAACTTTCAAAGTTGATTTCATTTTATCGATTTGTATACCAACATTATCTTCTTTGATAACTGCATTAATTAATGATTTTTCCATAATCTTGTCATCTAAACGAGTAACAGAACCTTCAACAAATACTTTTTGCAAAAATTTAGTTGGATCTTTTAATTCGCTTGTTCTTTGTCTAATTGGCATAAGTGGAAAACTCGTGTTTAACTCAAGAGCTTTAATAACCTTAGTCACACCCATTGCGTCATAGCCAAAAAAGACAACGTCAAGCTGATGTTCTTCAACATAATTTATAATCCATTCATAAACTTCGTCTTCATTAATCAGCCCTTGTGGGTGACTAGTAATTGTACAATAGCCCTGCTTTTCTAATTCTCGATAATTTAAACCATCTTGTTTTTCTTTTGCTTCAATGCTGCCAGCTGTTTTCCAAGGGATAAAACTATGCTGTTCTATATGCCATTTCTTCTCATTACTATATGGATAAACAAATGCTATAGCTGTATTATCACTAAACAACGAATAGTCAACACCAATATACACGCGCCGATTATCTATCAAAAAATCGTCTATAATTGCTTTCTCTATATCTTCTAAATCCAAGAAACTATTAGAGTCAGCATTCAACCAACAATTCATATTCTTGACTTGGAAATCCGCTAATTTCCCCATCAACATTTTTTTATCACGTTCTGAAATCAAACCTTTCATTAGGTTATCTTTCAATTTTGGGTGATTTAAAAGTGGATTGCTTTTAGCCCACGTTTCAGGTTTGAATGTTTCCTCTAAACTATCTTGAGACCAAATCAAGCAAAGTTGATCATCTCCTGCACGGTCGAAATCTCGTTCCATAATTTCAATTAACTTTTTTTGTTCTTGATGGAATGGAACGTTTGGTGTCTGATAAGCTGTGGAAATTTCCATAAATCTGGATCCTTTGGTATTAACTTGTCCAGAAGTAATTTTTGAAATACCTTCATCAGTTTTAAGTTCTCCGACCTCATCTGCAATAGCAAATTTAAAATGTTTACTATCAAACTTCCCAGACTCAAAAGATATAGTCTGAATACTATTACTATCTACAGTAGCTTTAATTTCTCGTGAATATAACTGTAATCCCGTTTCATCAGCTAAAGACTTAAAAGGTTCTTTTTCAATAATGCTAGCCATCATTGATTTGACATATGTGAAAAGCTTCATAGTTTGTTCAAAATTCAATGAACTTACTAAGTAATCTTGATTGCTTAACCCAATAGTTTCAATTAAAAATGAGTAATCAAGATTAATACCAGCAATCATTGTCTTCCCCTGTGCTCTAGCCATAGAAAGAACAATATTCACAAATCTAGGCAGTGCTTCTAAATCAAGCCAAGCGAAAATCTGGCTAAAGATAAACAATTGCCAATCCATAGGGATTAATGGCTCGTTTAGATTATCAACATTAGGAACTAGTGATAAAAATTTCAAAAACTTATTGAATTCTTTAATCGAATAAACATAAGGAAAATCTTTTTGCCCTTGTCTTTGCAAATCTCTCAGATGACGAAAGCAAGATAATTTAGTAAAATAACAAGTTATTATTTTTTCATCTAGCACATCAAAACAATATTTCGTACCAGCGTCCTTATATTTTTCTCTGATAAAAGAAAAATCGATACTTTTATAAGCACCGATTACATCTTTTGTTTTTGTTAAATCAATCTTTACTATATTTCATCACCTGCCTTTCCTACAAGAAAAGTTATTTCCTCAAAAATTGTTTCATCAATTCTGCTGTCGAAACCTTATTTTTATCTTTATCAGCAACAGCCAATAATTCCGCTCTTCCCTTTGGAGTCAACCCTAGCTGAATAGCAATTTTGTTTAATGTATCTACAGCATCTTTCATAGTTACCACTGCGGGATTTTTTTTGTATCCTAAAAATTGTTCACCCAAAATCTCACCAGAACCCTGAGCTTGAACAGGCTTTCTTAACTCTTGCTGAATACCATTAGTTTTTACATCTTCATAAGCCTTTTTATAAATTTCGTAATTTGTACAATAGGTTTCAACCAATAAACTATCAATACGCTGTACTTTTTCTGTGCTTTCTAAAAATGGAACAATTTTTCTCCAAGTGTCACGAGCTACTCTGTCTAAATAGTTTGGTGGATCATTTGGTAGATGACCTTTATTCTGCTTGTAATAAGGATTTTTCACCATTTTAAATAACCTTTCTATTTCACCCTATGACACCTTTTAAAATTCTTAGAAATCAGCGCGTGATGTAAGAAGACACCTTGTCGCGGCTCTCCTTGCATTAAAAGCAGGGCGGGGGTGTTTTTCCCTCTGATTTCCTTTCTGTTGCATTTTAATTTTGTTTTCGATAAATTTATACGTCTCTCACCTAAAATCGCTTAGAATGGATTTTAGAGCTATTTAACGATACATAAGATTTGAAATTTTTTTAATATCAAAAATCTCTTCTGCATTTGTTAATTGATTATCTCGACCTGTACCATAATATTCTCGTTCCCAAACGGTTTTTGCGTTGTGACAATATCTGCAACAAGTAGCTAGATTAGTCAAGTCTGCTTTTAAACTTGGATTAACTTCAAATGGTATGACGTGGTCTACTATCTTGCTGTTAGTAGTCAGCTTACCATCAGCTAGGCAGTACAAACAAATATAATTATCTCTTGATAGTACAATCGTTCTTAGACTAGACCATCTTTTGGTTCGATAAAAATTATATTGTTCTTTCTTCTCTTCGTTTCTATTTCGTTTGTATTTGTTATATCTGCTTCTGCTATATCTTTCATATCGCTCTTTGAGTTCCTGCTCGTATTGTTTATGTTTTGCACAACACATTGCAGGTCTCTCTACTAACACGTGACAATCTTTATATTTACAGCGCTGAACCAGTGGCATCTTTATCCTTTACATCAGTTATTATTTTTCAACATAATAAAAACGCTAAGTAATATATACAAAGCGTTTTTAGATAATTGTTTATTGATAAAGATAAAAAGAAATTGGATAACGAAAGAGTTTTTAAACCCATAAAATATTTAAAGAGAATTGGAAAAGTAAAAGAAAATTTTATCATCTCTTTATCAATAAACTTTATGCTATCATAATAACTTAAAAAGTGGTGGAATGAAATACCTTTTAGTCCACAATTTAAATAAATCCATAAAAATCTGCAAATATTTCAAGAATTCTAGTTCTCTTGTTGTAGATTGCACTGCGACTATATCCAAGTAGTGCAGCTATACTTTCCCATGAATTCATACTGCCTCTAGACCATCTTAACCAAAAGATTTTTGTCAGCTCTTCATCTAGAATATCTAATGTTTTCTCTAGTGCTTCCAACTTCGCTTCTAAACTCTTTAATCGTTCGTCACTATCCCAGCGTTCAATAATAAGTTCTGTTTGTTTGGAAACGACATTAGAACGTCCACCGCCAACATTAGAGTCATTATTTGGAATATCATTTAATTCAGCTTTTCTAATTTCAATATCTCTTTTAAATCTCCATGAATGTGATAGAAGCTGGTCTAATGCTTCTTTTTGAGCGTTAGTTAATTGTTGCATTATATCACCGCCCTGTATAATTACTTCTTTTCTAAATCTTCGTTTTTAATCAGAACACCATCAATCAGTGTTGTTTCTCTGCTTTTGATTTTATCGTAAGCTGCTTTATAACAAACATAAGCACCCACTAAATTTTTATCGATAAATTTAAAAATTTGTAACAGAAAACTATTGAATACTTTTAAAAAATCAGAACTAAGATGTATTTTATTATTTCTTATTATTAAAAAGCGTTCATTGATTGCTTTTATTGTGCCTGCTAATTCAATGATAGCTTCTTCTCTTGACCAATTATCGAAAATGTAGGCACTTTTTCTCCAGTCAATGGGAGTAAAAATCACTGGATTATGTGTTAATTGAAGGTGCAAAACATTGAGAGCAACTATCAAATCTCCTAATTCCATTTTAAAATTTTCATTATCTTTACGCAGACAAGCACCACAAATTTCACCAAACTCTTCATAGATTTTCAACATTTGTTTTTCAGGTGAAGCAGTATGAATTTGTTTTTTAATAGCCAATTTAGCAACTAGTTCATTCAATTCATTCATTTTATCAATCATTAATATATTTTCATCTTCTAATTTTGTTATAACGCCATGATTATGTAATGGACAATTTTGACAAATATTTGAGGATCCAGAAATAACCCACTGTCCTTTGATGAAAGATACTCTCCCTTTAGCAATCAAAGTACCAGACATATTACTCTGAGAAACAATATCGTTTTGGTAAATTTCTGCGCCGTCAATCGTATGCCAATTTGTAAATTGTTCAATAGTAGTTGGATCAACTGGGCACCAAGTTCCTATAGATATATACTCATCATTTGCATCAATTACTCCGTTAACTATGTAGGCTTTTTCTCCATCAATAATTGGAAAACCATAAATTTCATTTCCGTCCTTAAGAGACTTTGCTCTAAATCTAATTTTCAATTTTATCAATTTCCTTTCGTTTTTTCTTCAAGCCATTCCCAGATTAGATGAAATTGACCGTTTACTAAATCGTCATTATTATACTTCTCACAAATAGCCACAATAGATTGATTTGCCCACTGCCAGTATGCAAGTGATCCAAATCCTAATTCTTGCATTTTCTGATTGCTTTCTCTCATCCAATTTGGGACTTCTTTTTCAAAGAATTCAATATAATTAATTTTCATATCTACTCCATTTTTACAAAAACCATCCAATGAGTCGTACCTCTCTGTTGCCCAAACAATGGATAAAAAGGAATTGTTTTTAAAATCTCTTTAACATTTATCTGACAATCAGACCATTTAAAAACTAGAGTACCACCGATTTTTAAAACTCTCATACACTCATTAAATCCTTTTGTTAAGTCTTCTTTCCAGGTAACTTTATCAAGTTGTCCATACTGAGCTTTCATAATTGAATTAGGTCCAGCCCATTTTAAATGTGGTGGATCAAAGACAACTAAGTTAAAACTATTGTCTTCAAACGGCATATTACGGAAATCACCAATCACATTAGGATTGACATTTACTTTTTTCCCATGTATTGTAAATACTTCTTGTCTTACATCCATGAAAGTGGTATGTGTTTCGTTTTTATCAAACCAAAACATACGACTACCACAGCAAGCGTCTAAAATTTTTACTTCATTCATTCAATGACTCCAATTTCACATAAATTCCTGTAATGTCAGACCAGAACTTTTCATTCACTTCACTAGCTACTCTGCTATCATTTACATAAAATCCTGTTCTTTCCATGCAATCTTTGAGTAACTTAATCAAGTTATCTGTATCTGGTTTAGTATGTTTGTATTGGCCGCTCTCTACTCCTTTTATCATAGGAAACAGCCATTTAGTAGTAAGTCTAAGCGGACCATCTAACGGTTTAGGTGGTTTATAAGGTAACAGCCGATCCATAAACATAGCACGTACTTCTTTAAGTTCTGCAGGTTCATAGAATTGTGGTTTACCATGCAGTACACGAACTTTCTTTTGCTGATGAGTGACTGTTGGTATTTTTTTCATTGGTAAAAAAAATCTAATCTTGGTCATACCATTCATTTCCTTTCTCATCATTTGTTACTAACATTTTCAATTAACCAGTCAAGATTTTGTCTAGCTTTCTTTAAATCTTGCAATCCATTCTTTTTATGCCAGCGTAACATATATTTGATTGCATTCCCCCAATAAAATCCTAGTTCATAATCAGGAGTAGCTCTAAAATTTCTAACTACATCAATAGCTTCCATACCAAATACACCTTGATAATGATTTGGTTTTTTAACTGGATCATTAATACTTTTCTTCTGGTTGACCATAATATATCACTCCAATCATTTTATCTTTGTTAAAGTTTAATTCAGCATTAAATACTTCAAGTAGTAATTCATTTTCGATTTCATCAATAGCATTATTAATTTTATTTTCAAAAGTTTTATATTGATTAGTCGAAAAGATATCATACGATTGTTCAATAATTTTAATTTTCAT